CAGCTGGTTATGGCGGGTCTGGCAGACTATCAGTTCGGTTGTTACAGACGCCTTCCGCAGTGAAGGCTTTTTTATTTGTGGTAAATGGGCGGCTGGTGGGTGTTAGGGGCACCCACCAGCCATCTGCTCATGCGTCCGGATCACAAGCAAACCTCAGGCCCACTGCTTTGCGCAAAAGCAGAATGAGCCTATCAGAGACAGGCTTAATGATCCATGCTTAATACTGTAAAAATATCCAGTTGTGAGTTAATCAACGCCGACTGCCTGGAATTTATCCGGTCGTTACCCGAAAATTCTGTTGACCTGATAGTCACGGACCCGCCGTACTTTAAAGTGAAGCCTGAGGGCTGGGATAACCAGTGGAAGGGCGACGATGATTACCTGAAGTGGCTGGACCAGTGTCTGGCGCAGTTCTGGCGGGTGCTGAAACCTGCCGGAAGTCTTTACCTGTTCTGTGGTCATCGCCTGGCATCTGATATCGAAATCATGATGCGTGAACGCTTCAGTGTGCTGAACCATATTATCTGGGCGAAGCCGTCCGGACGCTGGAACGGATGCAACAAGGAAAGCCTGCGGGCGTATTTCCCCGCCACAGAGCGCATTCTGTTCGCGGAACATTATCAGGGGCCGTATCGTCCGAAAGATGCCGGGTATGCGGCGAAGGGCAGTGCACTGAAACAGCATGTGATGGCCCCGCTGATTTCTTACTTTCGTGATGCGCGCGCGGCCCTGGGGATAACGGCAAAACAGATTGCAGATGCCACAGGAAAGAAAAACATGGTGTCGCACTGGTTCAGTGCCAGTCAGTGGCAGCTACCGAATGAAAGCGATTATCTGAAATTACAGGCGCTGTTTGCCCGGGTGGCAGAAGAGAAGCATCGGCGTGGTGAACTGGAAAAGCTCCACCACCAGCTGGTGGATACGTATACCTCACTGAACCGGCAGTATGCGGAGCTGCTGAGTGAATATAAACATCTGCGGCGGTATTTTGGCGTGACGGTGCAGGTGCCGTATACCGATGTGTGGACGCATAAACCGGTGCAGTTCTATCCCGGGAAACATCCGTGCGAAAAACCGGCAGAAATGCTGCAGCAGATAATCAGCGCAAGTAGCCGTCCTGGTGATCTGGTTGCGGATTTTTTCATGGGGTCGGGTTCAACGGTAAAAGCGGCGATGGCACTGGGGCGTCGTGCGATTGGTGTTGAGCTGGAGACCGGACGTTTTGAGCAGACAGTCAGGGAAGTTCAGGATTTAATCGTTTGAAACGGATGAGATTGCAGAATTAATTACGCACCATTATTATTCTGCTCCCGGCCCTTTAGCTCAGTGGTGAGAGCGAGCGACTCATAATCGCCAGGTCGCTGGTTCAAATCCAGCAAGGGCCACCATCACATACCGCCATTAGCTCATCAGGAAAGAGCGCCAGCCTTCGAAGCTGGTTGCGCGGAGTTCGGGTCCCCGAAGGCGGTCCATTATCTGTATCCTGCGTTGTTAGCTCAGCCGGACAGAGCAATTGCCTTCTAAGCAATCGGTCACTGGTTCGAATCCAGTACAACGCGCCACACTTATTTTCCCTGGCTCGCTTTTGCGGGCTTTTTTTTAAATGTCTCACAATTCAGGCGGTTGACTGTTGTCTGGTTTGCGGGGAGTTTGTTAAAAGAAACTGGCATGGTGAATCCCCCTGTGCGGAGGGGCAATCAGCGAGTAGGTATATGGGATAATCGCGGATTCAGGTGCTGGTACTGAATTCACCGGGAGGCACCCGGCACCATGCAATGGCACATAGCGCCACTCTCCAGCCCCTCTCCGGAGGGGCTTTTCTGTGCCGGATACATCACAGTTTCTGGAACCTTAGGTACTACAGTATCAGTCAGGGTGCTATATTTTCAGATGTGATGAAAGCCTGTCAGCAGGCAGGGCGTATCGGAAATGACCCAGTAGAGAAAACGTTGACTCAGATACCGGTGCTGAGTTACCGGGAAACCGGCATCACATGACCGCTATCCTTCCAGGCCCATCCGCTCCGGTGGGCCTTTTTACTGCAGAAAACAGGTTCCCCGTTAAATGCTATGTTGCTCACAATTCAGTAAGTTGACAGTTGCCTGTCAGACTGGGCATTTGTTAAAAAAATTTCGCATGGTGAATCCCCCTGAGCGGAGGGGCGACTGGTGACGGTATAATCTCTGATTATCAAAACGAGAATGACGCGGGTTTAGTGGCACCGGGCTGAACTCACCGGGAGGCACCCGGCACCATGTGCATGATGATACAGATACGCGGCTTTAGCCCCTCTCCGGAGGGGTTTTCTTGTGGGCAAAAAAAGCCCGCGCTGGGAGACGCGGGCGGCAAGGAATAAACAATAAAACGTGAAGTAATATTTCAGCTGGCGAATAATACCCCATAGTAATCACTCTGCGCAACTGCGCGGTCTTTTTCGAATTGCGGGCTGTCGTCTCTCTTCTGCCATTGTCCTGTAACTTCCGGACTTCAGCCCGCTCCTTATTTTACTCACAATATTATCCCGGCCGGGAGGATTCATGGCATTTAAACACTATGACGTGGTCAGGGCGGTATCGCCGTCAGACCTTGCGAAACGACTGACACAAAAACTGAAGGAGGGCTGGCAGCCGTTTGGTAGTCCGGTGGCCATAACCCCTTATACCCTGATGCAGGCGATTGCAGCAGAAGGTGATGTGGTGGTCAGTGGTGCAACTGAGCCGGATTGGTACTACGTCATCGTACTGGCCCGGCATTCCAGGCCATAAAAGACAGTCTGGCAGTGGGACTAAATGCACTGACGCTGATGGATATTACCAAAAATGTAACGTATGGCGTTGAGATAGAAAGTCTGGCGCTGGAGATAAATGCACCGGCATCATCATAAAAAGTGAGCCAGTCAAATGGAAGGTATCGTTAAACTCACCGGTAGTGTCAGTGGGTCGTCTGAGACGCTTGCATGAGTTATCAGAGCCATCAGTAGTTAACTGGTGGCTTTTTTATTGTTTTCAGCTTCCGGATAACGGGAGACGGGGTATGGACCAGATGGAAAAAATCACAACAGGTGTGTCATACACCACGTCAGCGGTGGGAACGGGCTACTGGTTCCTGCAGTTGCTGGACAGGGTTTCCCCGTCTCAGTGGGCGGCAATAGGCGTGCTGGGGAGTCTGCTGTTTGGGCTGCTGACATATCTGACTAACCTGTATTTCAAAATCAGAGAGGACCGTCGTAAGGCGGCACGGGGAGAGTAATTCAATGACTCAAAACTATGAACTGATTGTGAAAGGGATCCGCAATTTTGAGAATAAAGTTACGGTAACTTTAGCATTACAGGACAAAGAACGCTTTGACGGTGAAATTTTTGACCTGGACATCTCGCTGGACCGTGTTGAAGGTGCTGCGCTGGAGTTTTATGAGGCAGCGGCCAGAAGGAGCATCAGACAGGTCTTCCTGGATGTCGCTGCCGGGTTATGTGAAGGGGATGAGCAGTCGCCGGAAAAGCGCCCCGTAATTTTAGAGGCGCAGAATGTATGGATAACCTACAAAGGAAAGCTACCGGGAAGGATTACTGGTTCCCTGAAGACTCCGCCGAAATGGTAGTTTTGCCAGCATAATTTTCTTCCAGCAATGCCGCCAGCCACTTGAAAGAATTTTGTTGTTCCTGGGACCATTTGGGGTTGCGTGATTCAAAATGAATGGATGCCAGCGTTGGCAGCATTTGCTCCCTGGGAATTGATAAGGCCAGATGTGAAAATGCAACAGTGAGGGCATTTACATCATCCCGAAGCCTGGAAATGCAGTCGAGCAACTCCTGTAGAGAAATGGTGCTATTGTCCATAAATAATCCTCTTGATTGTCTTTACCTTTTCCCCGCCTGATTCAACAGGCCGGGACAGATAAACATATCCAGGGTTCAGAAACCGATAAATCCTGATAAATATCCATGAACGCAAAAATCAAATACGGCCTGTCAGCTGCAGTTCTGGCGCTGATTGGAGCAGGCGCATCAGCTCCTCAGATACTTGACCAGTTTCTGGATGAAAAAGAGGGTAACCACACTACGGCATACCGCGATGGTTCCGGCAACTGGACCATCTGTCGGGGGGCCACGATGGTGGATGGAAAACCCGTTTTTCCCGGTATGAAACTGTCGAAGGAAAAATGCGACCAGGTCAACGCCATTGAGCGTGATAAGGCGCTGGCATGGGTGGAGAAAAACATCAAAGTGCCATTGAGCGAACCCCAGAAAGCGGGGATCGCGTCATTCTGTCCGTACAACATTGGTCCCGGTAAGTGTTTCCCGTCGACGTTTTATAAACGAATTAATGCAGGTGATCGCAGGGGAGCGTGTGAGGCGATTCGCTGGTGGATTAAGGACGGTGGCAGAGACTGCCGTATTCGTTCAAACAACTGCTACGGTCAGGTATCCCGTCGTGACCAGGAGAGCGCGCTGGCGTGCTGGGGTATCGACAGATAAGCAGAATATTTTGCTGAAAAATAAGGCATGGCCACGCGGGCGGATAACATGAAATCCTGCGAAGTGGCGAAACGTAAGTGAATAAAAGTAAAAACCCCGTTTGTTGGCACCAAGCGGGGTTTTGTGTTTCCTGACTCCGGAAAAGTCAAAGGAGAAAGTGTGTTTGATTTTAGCAAACTGATTCGGGAGATTCGAGTGATGGCTGAAAAATTATCCACCTGGAAGTTCATTCTTATCTGGCTGGTGTTTGTGATTATGGCCTCTGGTTATTTCATCGGTCAGATACGCTGGTGGTGAAATGAACCGCGTACTGTGCGTGGTCATCATTGCCCTGCTGGTGGCCTGTGGTGCGCTTAGTCTGGGGCTGAATCATTACCGTGATAACGCCATTACCTACAAAGCCCAGCGCGACAAAAATGTCAGAGAACTGAAGCTGGCGAACGCGGCAATTACTGACATGCAGATGCGTCAGCGTGATGTTGCTGCGCTCGATGCAAAATACACGAAGGAGTTAGCTGATGCGAAAGCTGAAAATGATGCTCTGCGTGATGATGTTGCCGCTGGTCGTCGTCGGTTGCACATCAAAGCAGTCTGTCAGTCAGTGCGTGAAGCCACCACCGCCTCCGGCGTGGATAATGCAGCCTCCCCCCGACTGGCAGACACCGCTGAACGGGATTATTTCACCCTCAGAGCGCGACTGATAATAATGCAAAAACAACTTGAAGGGGCACAGCTATACATTCGAGAGCAATGCCTCAGATAAAAACCGGCCAAGGATAATCCGCTGAAGATTCGCCGGTGGCTAAAGTGTGCCAAGAGTTCAATTTACGCAATTACTCCTGTCGATGCTATGTACCGTCTTTGTGAAGTCAATGGATACCTGATTTATTTCTGTGCGCTGTATCGTCGCTGTACTCTTGCATTAATTATGACTGTAGCCTGACGGGGAACTCCTTCTGCACAAGTGTGGGGGAATAATCAAAAACGATGCACACCGGGGTTACCGGGTACACATATTTCATCATGCCAGCGAGTCCGGTTCTGGCACGGAAGAAACCGGACGTTATGATTTAGTGCGGAAATATTTGTGTAGTGTTCTGAATGTTCTCAGTAAAGAGTAATGAATTATCAAAGGTATAGTAATACCTTTTGTTTTCGTGGATATTTGTAATCCATCTGAAAACCCCTGCTGTAGCAAGATTTTTCCTGTATTCGTAAAATGATAACTCTCCTGATTTGAATCCTTTTAAGGTGGCTTCTATAAGGCATTTATTTTTTGAAAATCTTACATTTACAACCTTACCCTGTCCTTTTATTAAAACCGTATTATCGTTTTCAAGAACAAGATGAATATTCTCTGTGGCTAAATAGTAAATGTAATGTGAGACATTGTGACGTTTTAGTTCAGAATAAAACCAGTGATAGTTTAAATTATTTCGCACTTTATCGAATATTTGTTTAAAAATGGCAATCTGAGCCATTGTAGTACCTTCCATGTGATATGAGGGGGGGTAGTCTGCACGATTATCTAAATTGCTTCAATCTGGTCTGACCTGTTTTCTGAGCAATTCAGTAATGTCACTCTTTTCTTTGTTTGCTTCAGGCGAAACTCTTTTTTCTGAGCACAGTCTCCGGCGGCAGGCTTCAATGACCCAGGCTGAGAAATTCCCGGACCCTTTTTGAACAAGAGCGATGTTAATTTGTTCAATCATTTGGTTAGGAAAGCGGATGTTGCGGGTTGTTGTTCTGCGGGTTCTGTTCTTCGTTGACATGAGGTTGCCCTGTATTCAGTGTCGCTGATTTGTATTGTCTGAAGTTGTTTTTACGTTAGGTTGATGCAGATCAATTAATACGATACCTGCGTCATAATTGATTATTTGACGTGGTTTGATGGCCTCCACGCACGTTGTGATATGTAGATGATAATCATTATCGCTTTACGGGTCCTTTCCGGTGATCCGACAGGTTACGGGGCGGCGACCTCGCGGTTTTTCACTATTTATGAAAATTTTTCAGGGAAAATCGTGTCGGTACTTCTCGAATATAACTTTTTGTTTTTTTTAATATTGCATTCATAAATGTCCGACATGAAAGTGTCCGAAAATGCCTTTTTCTGGCGTTTTCATGTCGGGCCTTGTATTTGATAATGGGTTGTTCTATGAAGGTTAATAAAAAGAGGCTTGCCGAAATTTTTAACGTGGACCCGCGGACGATTGAACGCTGGCAGTCTCAGGGGCTCCCTTGCGTCTCCAAAGGCAGTAAGGGCATTGAATCTGTATTTGATACTGCCATGGCAATTCAGTGGTATGCGCAGAGGGAAACTGATATCGAAAACGAAAAGCTCCGCAAAGAACTGGCCGATTTGCGTGCGGCAGCGGAGTCAGATTTACAACCCGGCACCATTGACTATGAACGCTACCGGCTCACAAAAGCGCAGGCAGATGCGCAGGAACTGAAAAATGCCCGTGAAGACGGAGTGGTGCTGGAAACTGAACTGTTTACCTTCATTCTGCAACGTGTGGCACAGGAGATTTCGGGGATACTTGTGCGTGTGCCGTTGACATTACAGCGTAAATATCCGGACATTTCACCATCACACCTTGATGTGGTGAAAACTGAAATCGCGAAAGCCTCCAATGTTGCAGCTAAGGCCGGTGAAAACGTGGGCGGGTGGATCGATGATTTCAGACGCACAGAAGGCAGCTAATGCAGCCGGTGCGATAGCTACAGGGCTTTTATCTCTCATTATTCCTGTTCCACTGACGACAGTTCAGTGGGCCAATAAACATTATTACCTTCCTAAAGAGTCGTCTTATACCCCGGGGCGGTGGGAAACACTGCCGTTTCAGGTTGGCATCATGAACTGTATGGGCAACGATTTGATTCGCACTGTTAACCTGATTAAATCTGCCCGTGTTGGTTATACAAAGATGTTGCTGGGAGTGGAGGCTTATTTTATTGAGCATAAATCACGCAACAGCCTTCTTTTTCAGCCCACGGACTCAGCTGCTGAAGATTTTATGAAATCTCATGTTGAGCCAACGATAAGGGATGTTCCTGCATTGCTGGAGCTGGCTCCATGGTTCGGAAGAAAACACCGCGATAATACGCTCACCCTGAAGCGTTTTTCCTCCGGTGTGGGTTTCTGGTGTCTGGGGGGAGCGGCAGCAAAAAACTACCGTGAAAAATCCGTGGATGTGGTTTGTTATGACGAGCTTTCCTCGTTCGAACCGGATGTTGAAAAAGAGGGTTCGCCAACCCTGCTGGGGGATAAACGTATTGAGGGCTCTGTATGGCCAAAATCCATTCGCGGCTCGACGCCTAAAATCAAAGGCTCCTGCCAGATCGAAAAAGCCGCTAACGAGTCGGCACACTTCATGCGTTTTTATGTGCCCTGTCCGCACTGTGGGGAGGAGCAGTATCTGAAATTTGGCGATGATGCCTCGCCTTTCGGTCTTAAGTGGGAGAAGAATAAGCCAGAAAGTGTTTTCTACCTTTGTGAGCATCATGGCTGTGTGATCCATCAGTCTGAGCTTGACCAGAGTAACGGGCGGTGGATCTGTGAAAACACGGGCATGTGGACCCGTGACGGCCTGATGTTTTTCAGCGCCCGGGGTGATGAAATTCCGCCGCCGCGCTCCATCACTTTCCATATCTGGACGGCGTACAGTCCGTTCACCACCTGGGTACAGATTGTCTATGACTGGCTGGATGCACTGAAAGATCCCAACGGCCTGAAAACCTTTGTGAACACCACGCTGGGCGAGACCTGGGAAGAGGCCGTGGGCGAAAAACTCGATCACCAGGTGCTGATGGATAAGGTTGTGCGTTACACGGCTGCGGTGCCTTCCCGGGTGGTTTATCTGACGGCGGGCATTGACTCGCAGCGAAACCGTTTTGAGATGTATGTCTGGGGATGGGCTCCGGGAGAGGAAGCCTTTCTGGTGGATAAAATCATCATTATGGGGCGTCCCGATGAGGAAGAGACGCTGTTACGTGTGGATGTGGCGATCAACAAAAAATACCGCCATGCAGACGGAACCGAAATGACCATTTCCCGTGTCTGCTGGGACACCGGGGGGATCGATGGCGAAATTGTCTATCAGAGGTCAAAAAAACACGGTGTTTTCCGGGTGCTGCCGGTAAAAGGTGCATCTGTTTATGGCAAGCCGGTGATCACCATGCCAAAAACCCGCAATCAGCGGGGCGTGTATCTGTGCGAAGTGGGGACGGACACCGCAAAAGAAATTCTCTATGCCCGTATGAAAGCCGATCCCACGCCTGCGGATGAAGCCACGTCGTATGCCATCCGTTTTCCTGATGATCCGGAGATTTTTTCGCAGACAGAGGCGCAGCAACTGGTGGCGGAAGAGCTTGTGGAGAAGTGGGAAAAAGGAAAGATGCGTCTGCTGTGGGATAACAAAAAGCGGCGTAACGAAGCGCTGGACTGCCTGGTGTATGCCTACGCGGCATTACGTGTGTCCGTGCAACGCTGGCAGCTTGATCTGGCTGTACTGGCAAAATCCCGGGAAGAAGAGACGACCCGGCCAACCCTTAAAGAACTGGCAGCGAAGCTGTCCGGAGGAGTGAATGGTTACAGTCGCTGAACTGCAGGCGCTGCGTCAGGCGCGCCTTGATTTATTAACCGGTAAACGGGTGGTGTCTGTCCAGAAAGATGGTCGCAGAATTGAATATACGGCAGCTTCTCTGGATGAGCTTAACCGGGCGATCAATGATGCGGAGTCGGTACTGGGGACAACCCGCCGTCGCCGTCGTCCGCTGGGAGTGAGGTTATGAAACGAACGCCTGTCCTGATTGATGTGAACGGCGTTCCGCTTCGGGAGAGCCTCAGCTACACCGGTGGCGGTGCAGGATTTGGCGGGCAAATGGCAGAGTGGTTGCCACCCTCGCAGAGTGCCGATGCGGCCCTGCTGCCCGCGTTGCGTCTGGGGAATGCCCGTGCAGATGATCTGGTGCGCAATAACGGAATAGCGGCCAATGCGGTGGCCCTGCATAAGGATCACATTGTCGGGCATATGTTTCTGATTAGCTACCGTCCGAACTGGCGCTGGCTGGGGATGCGGGAGACCGCGGCAAAAAGTTTTGTCGATGAGGTGGAGGCGGCCTGGTCAGAATACGCAGAAGGGATGTTTGGTGAGATCGACGTGGAAGGGAAACGCACGTTTACGGAATTTATCCGTGAAGGTGTGGGCGTTCATGCGTTTAACGGCGAAATCTTTGTGCAGCCGGTCTGGGATACGGAGAGTACGCAACTGTTTCGTACGCGTTTTAAAGCCGTGAGTCCGAAACGGGTGGACACGCCAGGACACGGTATCGGGAACCGTTTTCTGCGGGCCGGTGTGGAGGTTGATCGATATGGCCGTGCCGTTGCGTACCATATCTGTGAGGATGATTTTCCTCGCTCCGGGAGTGGACGATGGGAACGGATCCCGCGTGAACTACCCACCGGGCGTCCGGCCATGCTGCATATTTTCGAGCCGGTGGAGGACGGGCAGACCCGTGGAGCCAATCAGTTTTACAGCGTTATGGAACGGCTGAAGATGCTGGATTCCCTGCAGGCAACACAGCTTCAGTCGGCCATAGTGAAGGCGATGTATGCAGCGACGATTGAAAGTGACCTTGATACCGAAAAGGCCTTTGAATATATCGCCGGTGCGCCGCAGGGGCAGAAGGATAATCCGCTTATTAATATTCTGGATAAGTTCTCCACCTGGTATGACACGAATAGCGTGACGCTGGGCGGTGTCAAAATTCCGCACCTTTTCCCCGGTGATGATCTGAAACTTCAGACCGCGCAGGATTCAGACAATGGATTTTCGGCGCTTGAACAGGCGCTGCTGCGGTATATCGCCGCCGGTCTTGGCGTTTCCTACGAACAGTTGTCCCGTGATTACTCGAAGGTCAGTTACTCAAGTGCCCGCGCATCCGCCAATGAGTCGTGGCGCTATTTTATGGGGCGGCGAAAATTTATTGCGTCCCGGCTGGCCACGCAGATGTTTTCCTGCTGGCTGGAAGAGGCACTTCTTCGGGGGATTATTCGTCCGCCACGGGCACGGTTTGATTTTTATCAGGCGCGATCAGCCTGGTCACGGGCTGAGTGGATTGGAGCCGGAAGAATGGCCATTGACGGGCTCAAGGAGGTTCAGGAATCAGTGATGCGCATTGAGGCCGGACTGAGCACGTATGAGAAAGAGCTGGCGCTGATGGGCGAGGATTATCAGGACATTTTCCGCCAGCAGGTCAGGGAATCTGCAGAGCGGGAAAAAGCCGGACTCTCACGTCCGGTGTGGATAGCGCAGGCGTATCAGCAGCAGATAGCGGAGAGTCGCAGGCCGGAAGAGGAGACAACACCACGTGAGACGTAATCTTTCACACATTATTGCAGCAGCATTCAATGAACCGCTGCTTCTGGAGCCCGCCTATGCGCGGGTTTTCTTTTGCGCGCTGGGGCGCGAGATGGGGGCAGCAAGTCTTTCGGTACCGCAACAGCAGGTACAGCTTGATGCTCCCGGGATGCTGGCTGAAACGGACGAGTACATGGCCGGAGGTAAACGACCGGCCCGTGTTTACCGGGTGGTGAACGGTATTGCGGTACTGCCGGTGACCGGCACGCTGGTGCACCGGCTGGGGGGGATGCGGCCATTTTCCGGAATGACTGGCTATGACGGCATTGTCGCCTGTCTTCAGCAGGCAATGGCAGATAGCCAGGTGCGGGGCATACTGCTGGACATTGACAGTCCGGGCGGGCAGGCCGCCGGCGCGTTTGACTGCGCTGACATGATTTACCGCCTCCGGCAGCAGAAGCCGGTCTGGGCACTGTGTAATGACACGGCCTGTTCTGCGGCCATGCTGCTGGCGTCGGCCTGCTCCCGACGGCTGGTTACCCAGACATCCCGTATCGGTTCCATTGGCGTGATGATGAGCCATGTCAGCTATGCCGGTCATCTGGCGCAGGCCGGTGTGGATATCACGCTGATTTACTCAGGGGCGCACAAGGTGGATGGCAATCAGTTTGAAGCGTTGCCGGCAGAGGTTCGCCAGGACATGCAGCAGCGGATTGATGCGGCGCGCCGGATGTTTGCCGAAAAAGTGGCGATGTTTACCGGTCTGTCTGTTGATGCAGTCACGGGAACAGAGGCCGCTGTTTTTGAAGGTCAGTCCGGCATTGAGGCCGGGCTGGCGGATGAATTAATCAATGCGTCGGATGCCATCAGTGTGATGGCCACGGCGCTGAACAGTAATGTCAGAGGAGGCACTATGCCGCAATTAACTGCAACGGAAGCCGCCGTGCAGGAGAACCAGCGAGTGATGGGGATCCTGACATGCCAGGAAGCGAAAGGACGTGAACAGCTTGCCACGATGCTGGCAGGGCAACAGGGCATGAGCGTTGAACAGGCCCGGGCGATTCTGGCCGCGGCGGCACCGCAGCAGCCGGTGGCATCCGCGCAGAGTGAAGCCGATCGCATTATGGCGTGTGAAGAAGCGAACGGTCGTGAACAACTGGCGGCAACGCTGGCGGCGATGCCGGAGATGACGGTGGAAAAAGCCCGCCCGATCCTGGCGGCTGCACCACTGGCGGATGCCGGGCCCTCGCTTCGTGATCAGATCATGGCCCTGGATGAGGCAAAAGGGGCAGAAGCGCAGGCTGAAAAACTGGCGGCCTGCCCGGGAATGACCGTGGAGAACGCCCGGGCTGTGCTGGCTGCGGGATCAGGTAAGGCCGAACCGGTCTCTGCATCCACAACCGCCCTGTTTGAACATTTCATGGCGAATCATTCACCGGCAGCGGTGCGGGGTGGCGTGTCACAGACGTCAGCAGACGGTGATGCGGACGTGAAAATGCTCATGGCCATGCCATGAAGTCAGTGCTGACCATCAATATGAGGTTTTAACAAAATGGTGACGAAAACCATCACTGAACAGCGTGCGGAAGTACGTATTTTTGCCGGTAATGATCCGGCTCATACCGCCACAGGCAGCAGCGGGATTTCTTCTGCAACACCGGCTCTGACGCCCCTGATGCTGGATGAAGCCACCGGGAAACTGGTGGTCTGGGATGGACAGAAAGCCGGTAGTGCGGTTGGCATACTGGTACTGCCGCTTGAAGGCACAGAGACGGTGCTGACCTATTACAAGTCGGGGACCTTTGCGACGGAGGCAATCCGCTGGCCTGACAGTGTGGATGAACACAAAAAGGCAAATGCCTTTGCCGGCACAGCCCTGAGTCACGCGGCTCTGCCGTAACACGTTATCAGGCCACCATGGTGACCTGACTGATTTCTGAATGAAAGGAACTGATTTATGGGATTGTTTACGACCCGCCAGTTACTCGGTTATACCGAACAAAAAGTGAAATTCCGTGCGCTGTTTCTGGAGCTGTTTTTCCGCCGTACGGTGAATTTCCACACCGAAGAGGTGATGCTGGACAAAATTACCGGAAAAACGCCGGTGGCGGCCTATGTCTCCCCGATCGTTGAAGGAAAAGTGCTTCGCCATCGCGGTGGTGAAACCCGCGTGTTACGTCCGGGCTACGTCAAGCCGAAACACGAATTTAATTACCAGCAGGCGGTTGAGCGCCTTCCTGGTGAAGATCCGGCTCAGCTGAACGACCCGGCCTACCGTCGTCTGCGTATCATTACCGATAACCTCAAACAGGAAGAGCACGCCATTGTCCAGGTGGAAGAAATGCAGGCGGTGAATGCCGTGCTGTATGGCAAATACACCATGGAAGGGGATCAGTTTGATACTGTCGAGGTGGATTTCGGGCGCTCTGAAGGAAATAACATTGAGCAGGCTGACGGTAAAAAATGGTCTGAGCAGGACCGTGATACGTTTGATCCGACGCATGATATTGACCTCTACTGCGATCAGGCCAGCGGCCTTGTGAATATCGCCATTATGGACGGTACGGTCTGGCGTCTGCTGAATGGCTTTAAGCTGTTCCGCGAAAAACTGGATACCCGTCGCGGCTCAAATTCACAACTCGAAACGGCAGTGAAAGATCTGGGCGCAGTGGTGTCCTTCAAGGGGTATTACGGCGATCTGGCCATTGTGGTGGCGAAAACGTCTTATGTGGCAGAGGACGGTACCGAAAAACGTTATCTGCCGGAGGGCATGCTGGTGTTGGGGAATACGGCGGCAGAGGGGATTCGTTGCTATGGTGCCATTAAGGATGCACAGGCGTTGTCTGAAGGAGTGGTGGCTTCTTCCCGTTACCCGAAACACTGGCTGACCGTGGGCGATCCGTCCTGTGAATTCACCATGACGCAGTCCGCTCCGCTGATGGTGCTGCCGGATCCGGATGAGTTTGTGGTGGTACAGGTGAAATAATCCGTGAGCGGGGGCGAAATGCCCCCGTGTCTTTTTTCACAGGAGGCTGAGATGGCAACAAAAGAAGAAAATCTGAATCGTCTTCGTCAACTGGCTGACCTGCTGGGGCGCGAGGCGGATATGTCGGGGAGTGCTGCGGATATTGCTCAACGTGTGTCTGAGTGGGAAGAGGAGCTTGCTGTTTCCCCGGAGGGCATTATGCACTCTGATGAGAGCGGGGCTGATCAAAATCACACAGACGATGGTGAGCAGTTGAACAACACGGATGCTCCGGATGATGTTAAAGCCGTCCGGGTACGGAAGTGCCTGCAAGTAATGGGGTATTGCCCGGAGACAGGTCGTCCCGTTGAGCTGGCGTTACGGGGTATGCGTGTTCTGGTGCCATCATCACTGGCAACGGCCATGATACAGCACGGAACGGCTGAATATGCGTGATTTTCAGAATGCCTTTGATGCTGCCCTCGCCGGGGTAGACAGTACGATCGTTGAAGTGATGGGGCTCTGTGCGCAGTTCACCTCGGGGGCACAGTGTGGCAGCGAAGTTCAGGGGGTTTTTGATGATCCGGAGTCGCTGGGGTTTGCCGGTGGCGGGGTCCGTATTGAAGGAAGCAGCCCGTCATTATTTGTGCGGACGGATACGGTTCGTGCCGTGCGGCGTGGTGACACGCTGACCATTAATGGTGAGATATTCTGGGTGGATCGTGTTTCTCCGGATGACGGGGGCAGCTGTTATCTCTGGCTCAACCGTGGTCAACCACCCGCAGTTAACCGGCGACGATAAACGCAGGGTGAAATTATGGCGATAAAAGGGCTTGATCAGGCGATTGACAATCTGAGCCGGGTTCGTAAAAACGCCATTCCGGCGGCTTCAGCAATGGCCATTAACCGCGTGGCCACAACGGCGATTAATCAGTCTTCATCACAGGTTGCCCGGGAGACAAAGGTTCGCCGGAAACTGGTTAAGGAACGGTCCAGACTGAAACGGGCGACGGTCAGAAATCCGAATGCCAGAATTATCGTTAACCGCGGTGATCTCCCTGTGATTAAGCTGGGGATCAGGATGCTGGGGCGTCGCCCGAACAGCATACTTAAAGCCGGTCAGCATCGGTATCAGCGGGCATTTATTCAGAGATTAAAAAATGGTCGCTGGCATGTCATGCAGCGTGTGGCCGGGAAAAACCGTTACCCCATTGATGTGGTGAAAATCCCGATGGCGGCCCCACTGAAACAGGCATTTGATGAGAATGTTGACCGTATCCGGCGTGAACGCCTGCCTAAAGAACTGGCATACGCGCTGAAACAACAACTGAGGATTGCAATAAAACGATGAAACACACTGACATTCGTGCCGCAGTGCTGGATGCACTCGAGCAGCATGAACACGGGGCGACGCTGTTTGATGGTCGCCCCGTTGTTTTTGACGAAGAGGATTTTCCTGCGATCGCGGTTTATCTGACGGATGCAGAGTATACCGGTGAAGAGCTGGATGCAGATACCTGGCGGGCCACGCTGCATATTGAGGTGTTTTTACCGGCACAGGTACCGGATTCAGAGCTTGATCAGTGGATGGAAAGCCGGATTTACCCGGCGATGACCGCGATCCCGGCACTGGCAGGACTGATTACCACGATGGTTACGCAGGGCTATGAGTATCGTCGTGATGACGATATGGCGTTATGGAGTTCTGCAGATCTGACTTATTCCATTACATACGAGATGTGAGGACGATATGGCAACACCAAATCCCCTTGAGCCGGTAAAAGGTGCCGGTACCACTCTGTGGGTTTACAACGGCAAGGGTGATGCTTATGCAAACCCGTTGTCAGACGATGACTGGCAGCGACTGGCTAAGGTGAAGGATCTGACGCCGGGCGAGATGACGGCAGAATCCTACGATGATAACTACCTGGATGATGAAGACGCGGACTGGACCGCGACCGGGCAGGGGCAGAAATCTGCAGGTGATACCAGTTTTACGCTGGCCTGGAAACCGGGAGAGGAAGGCCAGAAAGGGCTTATAGGCTGGTTTGAAAGCGGCGATGTCCGGGCCTATAAAATCCGTTTTCCGAATGGCACGGTGGATGTGTTTCGTGGCTGGGTCAGCAGTATCGGTAAGGCCGTGACGGCGAAAGAAGTGATCACCCGCACGGTGAAAGTCACTAACGTGGGTAAACCTTCTGTAGCGGAAGAACGCAGCAAAATTACGCCGGTCAGTGCGATTAAGGTGACGCCGACATCCGGTACGGTGGCAAAAGGGAAAACAACCACCCTGACGGTTTCTTTTGAGCCGGAAAGTGCAACCGACAAGACGTTCAGAGCGGTTTCCGCCGATCCGTCGAAAGCCACCATTAGTGTGAAAGATATGACAATTACGGTAAACGGCGTGGCGACAGGTAAGGTGCAGATCCCTGTGGTGAGCGGAAATGGTCAGTTCGCCGCAGTGGCTGAAGTCACCGTTACTGAAGCGGGCGCTGCAGGGTAAACGGAGGTAATACATGTTTCTGAAAACAGAACAATTTGAATATAACGGTGTGTCTGTCACGCTTTCCGAATTGTCTGCGCTGCAGCGTATCGAGCATCTTGCCCTCCTGAAACGGCGTGCAGAACAGGCAGAATCCTGCGGCAACCTGCAGGTAAGCGTGGAAGATCTCGTCAGAACCGGCGCGTTTCTGGTGGCGATGTCCCTGTGGCATAACCATCCACAGAAAACGCAGTCACCGTCAATGAATGAGGCCGTGATGAAGATAGAGCAGGAAGTGCTCACCACCTGGCCTGCCGATGCCATTGCCCGGGCGGAAGACGTGGTGTTGTGCCTGTCCGGGATGATCGAAGCTGTTCGTCCGGATACTGATATTACTGAAGTGGCGAAAAATAACACGCTGACTGATGATGATTTTTCTGCGGGAAAGTCTTCGACGGCGAGCTGAACTTTGCCCTCAGACTGGCGCGTGAGATGGGGAGACCCGACTGGCGCGCCATGCTTGCCGGGATGACATCCACCGAATATGCCGACTGGCACCGTTTTTACCGCACGCATTATTTTCAGGATACCCAGCTGGATATGCATTTTTCCGGGCTGACGTACGCTGTACTCAGCCTGTTTTTTTGCGATCCGGATATGCATCCCTCTGATTTCAGTCTGCTTGTCCCCCGGCATGAGGAAGAGCAGGTGGAGAGGCCGGATGAGGACAAAATGCTGATGCAGAAAGCGGCAGGACTTGCCGGAGGCGTCCGGTTCGGTGGGGACGGAGGGCGCGATATTTTATCGTCTGCGGATGTGGCGGATGTCATGGTGGATGATGCCGCATTAATGATGGCTTCAGCGGGGATTCCGGGAGGTGTGAGATATGTCCCAGCCGGTTGGTGATCTTGTTATTGACCTGAGTCTGGATGCTGTCCGTTTCGATGAGCAGATGAGCCGGGTAAGGCGTCATTTTTCAGGTCTGGATACCGACGCCAGAAAAACCGCCAGTGCTGTTGAACAGGGCCTGAGCCGCCAGGCGCTGGCTGCACAAAAAGCCGGGATTTCCGTCGGGCAGTATAAAGCGGCCATGCGAACCCTGCCCGCACAGTTTACGGATATCGCCACGCAGCTTGCCGGTGGTCAGAATCCCTGGTTGATCCTGCTGCAACAGGGCGGTCAGGTGAAGGACTCCTTCGGCGGGATGATCCCCATGTTCAGGGGGCTTGCCGGTGCGATCACCCTGCCGATGGTCGGGGTCACCTCGCTGGCGGTGGCGACAGGTGCGCTGGCGTACGCCTGGTACCAGGGCGACGCCACGCTTTCAGAATTTAATAAAACGCTGGTCCTTTCCGGCAATCAGGCCGGACTGACTGCCGATCGTATGCTGACGCTCTCAAGAGCCGGGCAGGCAGCAGGGCTGACGTTTAACCAGGCGAGAGAGTCACTGGCAGCCTTGGTGAATGCCGGTGTGCGTGGTGGTGAACAGTTTGATGCCATCAACCAGAGTGTCGCGCGTTTTGCGTCTGCATCCGGTGTGGAGGTGGATAAAGTCGCTGAAGCCTTCGGGAAGCTGACCACTGACCCGACGTCGGGACTGATGGCGATGGCGCGCCAGTTCCGTAACGTGACGGCAGAGCAGATTGCGTATGTTGCACAGCTGCAGCGTTCCGGAGACGAGGCCGGGGCATTGCAGGCGGCGAACGATATCGCCACGAAAGGCTTTGATGAGCAGACCCGTCGCCTGAAAGAAAACATGGGAACACTGGAGACCTGGGCGGATAAAACAGGGAAGGCATTCAAATCGATGTGGGATGCCATTCTGGATATCGGTCGTCCGGAATCCTCAGCGGATATGCTCGCCAGTGCGCAGAAGGCATTTGATGAGGCGGATAAAAAATGGCAGTGGTACCAGAGCCGGAGCCAGCGCCGGGGAAAGACCTCCTCTTTTCGTGCGAACCTTCAGGGGGCATGGGATGACCGGGAAAATGCCCGTCTGGGTCTGGCAGCGGCCACGCTGCAGTCGGATATGGAAAAAGCCGGTGAACTGGCGGCAAGGGACAGGGCTGAGCGTGAGTCGTCACAGCTGAAGTATACCGGAGAGGCGCAGAAGGCGTATGAGCGCCTGCAGACGCCGCTGGATAAATATACCGCCCGTCAGAAAGAGCTGAATAAGGCCCTGAAAGACGGAAAAATCCTGCAGGCGGATTACAACACGCTGATGGCGTCGGCAAAAAAGGATTATGAATCGACGCTGAAAAAGCCGTCAGGTGTGAAGGTGTCTACCGGTGAGCGCCAGGAAGACCGGGCGCATGCAGCCCTGCTGGCGCTTGAAACCGAGCTCAGGACGCTGGAAAAACACAGCGGTGTGAATGAGAAAATCAGCCAGCAGCGCCGGGATTTATGGGAAGCGGAAAGTCAGTATGTGGTCCTGAAAGAGGCCGCCACGAAACGGCAGTTATCTGAGCAGGAAAAATCCCTGCTGGCTCATGAGAAAGAGACGCTGGAGTACAAACGCCAGCTGGCTGAGCTGGGAGACAAGATTGAACACCAGAAGCGGCTGAATGAGCTGGCACAGCAGGCGGCGCGGTTTGAACAGCAGCAAAGCGCGAAGCAGGCGGCAATCAGCGCAAAAGCCCGCGGCCTCACCGACCGTCAGGCGCAGCGGGAGTCGGAAGAGCAGCGCCTTCGTGAGGTGTACGGTGATAATCCGGCTGCGCTGGCGAAGGCCACATCGGCACTGAAGAACACCTGGTCTGCGGAGGAGCAGCTTCGTGGAAGCTGGATGGCCGGGATGAAGTCCGGCTGGGGAGAGTGGGCGGAAAGTGCGACGGACAGTTTTTCGCAGGTTAAAAGTGTGGCCACGCAGACCTTTGACGGTATTGCACAGAATATGGCGGCGATGCTGACCGGCAGCGAACAGAACTGGCGGGGATTCACCCGTTCCGTGCTGTCCATGATGACAGAAATTCTGCTTAAGCAGGCAATGGTGGGGATTGTCGGGAGTATCGGCAGCGCCATTGGCGGGGCTGTTGGTGGCGGCGCATCCGCGTCAGGCGGTACAGCCATTCAGGCCGCTGCGGCGAAATTCCATTTTGCAACCGGAGGATTTACGGGAACCGGCGGCAAATATGAGCCAGCGGGGATTGTTCACCGTGGTGAATTTGTCTTCACAAAGGAGGCAACCAGCCGGATTGGCGTGGGGAATCTCTATCGGCTGATGCGCGGCTATGCCACCGGTGGTTATGTCGGTACACCGGGCAGTCTGGCTGACAGCCGGTCGCAGGCGTCCGGGACGTTTGAGCAGAATAACCATGTGGTGATTAACAACGACGGCACGAACGGGCAGATAGGTCCGGCTGCTCTGAAGGCGGTGTATGACATGGCCCGCAAGGGTGCCCGTGATGAAATCCAGGCACAGATGCGCGATGGTGGTCTGTTCTCCGGAGGTGGACGATGAAAACCTTCCGCTGGAAAGTGAAACCCGGGATGGATGTGACATCGGCTCCTTCCGTCAGGGAGGTGCGCTTTGGTGATGGCTATTCCCAGCGTGCGCCTGCCGGGCTGAACGCTGACCTGAAAACGTACAGCGTGACGCTGTCTGTCTCCCGTGAGGAGGCCACGGCGCTGGAGTCGTTTCTGGCTGAGCACGGGGGCTGGAAGGCCTTTCTGTGGACGCCGCCTTATGGTTACAGGCAGATAAAGGTGACCTGCGCAAAATGGTCGTCGC